ATATTCTACATAAAGTTCTTCCCGGACGGACAGATAATCAAATGGTGCTCGTCGAAGAACCTGGCAGCAACCGGTTTCTGCCTCATAGAAAACGAGCGGAATGGATACTGGCGTGCTTCTCACAACGTTAAGCTGTGGGATCTACTTGCGGCGGCATACAGGCCTATGGCGGACTGGAAGGAACCGATCATAGTTCAGTGCTTCGGCGAGGTTGTTCCCGTGCAGGGCGCTAATTGGACGTACGGTCATAAGACCAGCTCGGTGGTACTTTTCAAGCTGAGACTAAACGGCAAGACTATTCCGCACGATCAAGTTCCTGATGCCATACGTGCTATCTGGGTTCCCGTATTGTATGACGGACCGTACAATAAGGAGGCCTTGGCTGAGATGAAGAAGCTGTCGAGGGGTAAGGAGTGCGTATCCGGTCAGAGCTTACATATAAAGGAGGGCGGCGTGCTGGCTCCATACGAGGATCGCAAAGCTAAAGACGGTACCAGGCTGCTGGTTAAGATCATAAATCCGGAATACAAAGAAACCGGAGAGGAGATAAACTGATGGGATCCTGGAACGGCACTTGCATGATTTCTAATCTGCCGATACCATACGGCGCGCCCGTTCGTTTTTTTATTCTCGAGCGGACGGATGATTATGAGCAGCATTTAGCTGGTGCCGGATTCTGTTATTATAACAGTGTCTTCAGACCAATCGCATATCCGATAACCGGCAGATACGATGATTACGGTAGCGTAGCGCACATCGAGGACAGCGAGACTATAGTTTTGATAGAGACGTATTTCAAGGAGCTTGCGAAGTCGGGTCGACTGTTCAACTCGGACTCTAAGTCGCATGTCGCCGAAGAAGATGTCAACATGGAATTTATTCTAAACCGGATAGAGCGAAGTTATCTGTGGCACGTCAAGAAGAGGTTCGGCAGCAAGGATTCTGTATTTGCGTCCGCTATGGTGCTGGAGTCTGTTTATCAGCTGGCGCTGGAGACCCTTTTGAATCAGCCGATGGACTACGACGGGGATATATGCTCCACGGTCATAGACAATAAGATAACGGAGTTCATCAGCGCGACTAACGAGAACCACTCGAAATCGCCCGAGAAGTTCAGGATGCCTAACATTTTTTCCGGGTTCTCTGATGAGCATGCGAACCTGAAGTTTTGGTACGGCAGCATGATCGAAACCCTCACTGATCCGGCAGCGGTCATCGAGGACCGCGAGTCTAAGCTGATATCCGTCGTGGCTAAGACCAAAGAGTTCATGGGTATAAATTGGTTCCTATCTAAAACCAGGAGGTCCTGGATGCCCACCAGCGGACACGGGAGTCAAGATGGTACTGCTTACGTCGGGTTTAAGATATACGACGATTTCTGTGCCGGCCTGCTGAAGATAACCAACGCACAGACGGAGGAGTACAAGAAGGATTACGATTACGAACAAGAACAAGACAAACTGGAATGAGACACAAGCTATACATATTCGATTTCGACGGTACCCTGATGGATACCCCGCTGCCTGAAACTGGAAAGGAAGAGTATTTCCGGATTACCGGTCAAAAATATCCACACAAAGGATGGTGGGGCAGGGCGGAAAGCCTACATCCTGGTTTCAACATTCAGCCTTTCCCGGAGATAGTTAAGGAATACGAGCGGGCCAAGGCGGATGCTGCCGGTATCGTGGTACTTATGACCAACAGAATGGTCCAACACGAACATCGGGTCAGGGAGATCCTACGGGAGCACGGACTGGCATTCGACGTATACTCATTCAAAACTGGCAACTCGGGCAAAGCTGGGCGCACCATGCACATAATTAACACGCACGAGAACGAGATCACCTATGTGGAGGTGTGGGACGACATGGAGGACCAGATCGTGGAGTTCAACAAACTACCGCAAATGTTCGAGGCGGACATATTTCTGAAAATAAATAAGGTCGATAACGGGCGCGTATAGTAATTCGTCTTCTCTATTATAAATATCACCGAAACGGTTGCTACTAAAGGCAACCGTTTCTTCGTTTATGGAACTTTGTTACCCAGGTCCTGTATAATTTCAACAGGGTCCAGGTAGGATTCGAACCTTTATAAGAAAATAAACGAAGAAAAATGGTAAATCCGCATCTCGAGAAGATATTCTTTCACAATATAATTAGGAATCAGCATTACATAGAAGTTGCTAATCCTCGGTTCTTCGAGGAGTCTTCTATAAAGCAGTTGTTTCCGGTTATCAAAGAATTCTGGAACCGATATAAGGAGTGCCCGACCCTCGCGCAGGTGCGTGAGATTGTTAAGGTCAAGGGCCTCGAGGAAGAGGTTACGTCCGCTCACTTGGAGCGCATGTGGGAGATCGACATGAACGAGTACGACGACGAGTGGCTCCGCGAGAACACTGAGACCTTCATCGAGTACAAGAACTTGGAAGTGTCCACCGTTGACCTAGTCAGCTATTTGCAGACTTCGCAAGTTAACACCGAGAACATTAAGAATATTGTTCAGAACGCTAAGAACATTATTCTGGATAGAAATAATATTGATTTCGAATTTAGCGAGGGCTCCGACTTTTTTAATCCTGCTACTCACAGGCAGCCGACCTATAATACGTTCTCTTCCGGATATCCTTTCATTGATCTTATCACAGACGGTGGATTCTCTGCCAAAACCCTTACAGTATTGCTCGGGCAGGCTAAGGTCGGTAAGTCTATATGGCTTGCGAACCTGGCGGCTAAAGCAGTTCAGGCCGGGCACAACGTGGCGGTTATAACCATGGAGATGGCCGAGGAGCTGTACATAAAGAGGATGGGTTCTAACATGCTTTCTATACCTGTTCGCGAATACAAATCTGCCGCCGAGGATCAGGAAATGATTAAGAAGAAGCTGTCTCAGCTTGGTTTCGATACGCTCAGGATGCCAGGCCAGTTACTAGTTAAGGAATTCCCTACCTCTACTGCGTCATCTCTGGACATAGAGGCGTATCTCAGGAGGGTTGAGCAGCGCAGGAAGATAAAGTTCAAGGTGGTGATTATCGACTACATCAACATCATGAAGAACTGGCGTAACCCGAATACCGAGAATACCTACATGAAGATAAAGCAGATAGCCGAGGACGTGCGTGCTATGGCAATATCTAACGAATGGGCTGTAATATCAGCTACTCAGGTTAAGCAGGGCTTCTTCGATATGAACGATATGTCCATAGGCGCAGCATCTGAGTCGTCCGGACTGGTTGCAACAGTCGACCTTATGTTTGGTATAATACAGGATCCTCTGATGTATGCAGCTAGCAAGTACAAGCTGAAGGTGCTAGCTAATAGAGGAGAGGGTTACAAGAATGCCGCCAAAACTTTTGACGTAAACTACAATTTTATGCGAATTTCTGAAGATTCGCAGCCTATATCGGAAGGAAAAGACGTATAAAAATAAAACTAAACAAGATGGATTTAGCACAACCCCCAATAGTATTAGATGGTAAAATGGAGTTGAAGGAATACACGCCTCCTACGTATTCGCTCCAAATAATTAGCAAGACCGGATTTCGTAACAGATTTTGGAATCTCATCAAGGCTCCGTTCACCTACCTGTTCCTTGGCAAGGTTGAGTTTTAAGAAACAATTGCTGTAATTGGCATATAACTTAAAACACAATTACTTAACATGAAGAAAGCCAGTAAAAAGACCAAGCCAAAAGCTAAGGCAAAGCCAGCACCTAAGAAGGTGGAGGAGAAGCCTAAGGCTAAACGCAACTGGTTCAAGGCAAAGCCCAAGGCGCCGGACAAGCCGACCGACACTGAGGACCGTCAGTATTTTCATGAGGAGGAAGACCACAAGAAGGACGAGAGGCGCGACAAGATATTCGGCAACGACTTCAACACTGGTAACATAAAGTCCGAGAATTTTCCGGACATAAAGGTGGAGTCTTCGTTCTCATCGTCATTCCTTGACGACTGCTACGATGCAGAGGAGTACATGACGCGGAAGGACCTCATGGAGAAGGTATACGACGTGTTCAAGAACTCGCAGTGGGGAAGTCTGCCCCTGGACAAGAAGTTCTCCAAAGAGCTAATGCCGTTTATATTTAACGACCTGTACAAGGGACTGTGTGACCAGGGGTATCCTACCGTCGATATTTTCATCTGCATAGCGGAGTTCATGGACGTATCTTACGAGAAAGTCTACGACGTGGCTGGCATCAAGGTCAAGGAGCGCATACTGAAGGAGCTTGAGTCCAAATACAAAGTCCTTTCTAAGAAAAAGATTAATCGTTTATTTTAGGTCTATTTTGTACCTGGGTTTGATATATAAGGAAAACTAGACCAATGCCTAGAAGACCAAAGAAATATCACTATCTATACAAGACTACTAACACCATTAATCAGAAGTTCTATATCGGTATGCACTCTACCGACAACTTGGATGACCAATATCTCGGTTCTGGTAAATACCTAAGAAATTCCATTAAGAAATACGGGCGCGACAAGTTCAAGATAGAGTTCTTAGAATTTTTTGAATCTCGTAAATCTCTTATAGAGCGAGAAGAGTTCATAGTCAATAGCGATTTTATAAAAGATCCGTTGTGTATGAATCTGCGGACGGGTGGAACCGGTGGCCCTGACAAAAATTTTGGTTCGAAGAGATCGGAGGAAACAAAATTCAAGATGTCTAAATGGATAAGAACTCCAGAGATGCGAGAAAATATGAGAAATGCCCAGCTCGGTAAGAAGGCATCTAAGATAACTAAACTAAAACAAAGATTAAAAAAACTTGGTACTACGCATACAGCTGAGACTAAATTAAAAATGTCTTCTAAAAAAATAGGAGTATGTAAATCGGATGAAACAAAATTAAAAATGCGTAAACCAAAATCCGATACACATAAAGAAAATATGAGAAAACCTAAGGCATTAGTTAAATGTCCATTTTGTGGAAAAATTGGCGGAATAAATGGAATGACACGTTATCATTTTAATAACTGTAAAAATGAAAAATAATTTTTCAGCGAGTAGATGTTGGATGATTACCGACATACACTTTGGGGCTAGAGCCAATGCCGTGGAGTGGATGGAGATTCAGAGGGACTACTTCGAGAATTTCTTTATTCCGCTTGTGGAGAAGAACTACAGGCCCGGTGACATTCTGCTTGTACTCGGAGACATATTCGACAGTCGGAACGCGTTGAACTTAATGGTGCTCAACATGGGCCTGGATATATTCGAGAAGCTGTCGAAGATATTTAAGGAGGGCATAGTCATAATATTGGGCAACCACGACTGCTACCTTAAGTCCAGCAACGAAATAAACTCCGTTAAGGTTCTCAGGTTCATCCCGAACATACACATATACGAAGAACCGAAATCCGTTACCATAGGCAACCGGAAATTTCTGCTCATGCCTTGGCGCAAGAACGCGCAGGACGAGCGTGACTGTATTCTATCTATGGGCACTGGACACGACTACCTGCTAATGCACACCGACGTTAAGGGGTTCAAGCACAACCGAACGCAGGACATAACCACTGGTTGTGAGATAAGTTTGTATCGTCCGTTCAAGCGGGTTTACTCCGGACACATCCACTACGCTCAGCGTGTGGCTAACATAAACATGCTTGGAAGTCCTTACGAGATAACCAGGTCCGACCGCGGCAACATGAAGGGAGTTACCGTTCTTGACCTTGCTAGCGGCGACGAGACGTTTTACGAGAACACTCATTCGCCCAAGTTCGTTGTATTTAATTTCGTCGATGTTATAGAGATGACGCCCGCCAAGTTGAAGAAGGCGTTCAAGAATAACTTCGTCGACATCCTTATCGATAATGAAAATATCATAAAGGCCCCGCTGAGCATACTCGTGGATTTGCTGGACAACAACTACCGCGCTCTGGAGTTCAAGATGATGACGGAGTTCTCGAAATTGCCGGACGATCCGGCATCAGCCCAGTACAAGGAGTTCGACATGCAAAACGCAATGTCCGATTACGTGAACGCTCAGGCGTTCGACACCGACACAAAAACTTCGCTGCTCAATGCCCTACTAACTCTGTACAAACAGGCGGAGCAGAACCAACTCATAGAAAATGCGGATTGAACGGATAGAATTCAAGAACTTTGCCAGCTATGGCAATAAGATTCAGGTCATAGACATGGCCAAGGACGGTGCATTGTACCAGATAGTTGGGACCAACGGAGCCGGCAAGTCTAATGGTGCGGGTAAATCTACCATAGCTGACGTCATAAAATTCGGGTTGTACGGAAAGGTTGACAAGAAGACATTGAAGGATCTGCCCAACCGCGTCAACAAGAATGCTTGGGTCAAGATAGAACTCATCAGCAAAGCCAAACGTATAGTCGTCGAGCGAGGTCTCGAGCCAAACATGATGACTCTTACCGTCGACGGCATACCATTCGATAAGGCTAACGCCAAGGTCAGTCCTACCGACTACCTGGTTAACGAGCTTCTCGAGCTGCCGTACTATGTGTTCAACAACACGTCGATACTGTCCGCTAATGATTTTAAGAGCTTCCTCAACATGTCTCCTAAGGACAAGCGCGAGATAATATACAAGGTGTTCGGGTTCACCATCATCAACCAGATGAAGGACATCCTCAACAAACAGCTGAAGAAATTGAAGGAGAACCTCGATTTATCGGTTGCCACCTTGACGGCTGCTCAGCAGCAGCTTGATCGTTCTTACAGGGAGCTCGATGCTATGAGCAAGAAGATATCAGAGAATATCGACGAAAAGCTGAAGGACAACTCCGAGAACCTGGAGAAGCTGAAGAAGCTGATGGATTTTCACAAGGAGAAAACCAAGGACTTTATATCAAAAGAGAAGGCCTTCCGGACGCAGCTCATGGAGTACAACTCGCTTATGAGCCGTACTAAATCTGAGATGGACCAGCTGCGCAGCAAGCTGAAACTGTATGAGAAATCCAAGTGCCCTACATGCAGCGGCGATCTGA